ACATCGGTGCTAATTTCGTTATATGCACGGTTGATAGTGATGATGTCGTGTGCGTCCGAGAGACCCCACGGTGAACCTGAAACAGGAACGTTAGGAATATGTACCACTGGAATAAGTCCTAGTGGATTTGGGCGTGAATCAATGAGTTCATCGTTGATGTACTCTTCAATAACATCGTCAGTCAAAATTTCAGTGTAAGTAAATACTTGGCGAGTACCTTCAAGAGAAGTTCCCCAGAAACGATACTTCTGCTTAAAGCGAAGTAGGCGTGTTCTATCGTGTGGATGAAACTCAGGGAAGCAGAAAGATGAGTTCATAGGAAGAATGCGAACACGTCCAGGATGGAACATGCCAGCAGAGTCTGTCCATGGCTCTTCGTATGCTACTTTTACAAAAACATCGCCAGTGATACCGCCCTGCTGTCCCATCTCAAGTAGAACACGCATCTTGTCATTGTCAATTTCCCAAATGCGCTCTAAGCGGTCTGGAATAATTGCTTCAGTCGATTTAGGAGAACGAAAATGAACTCCACGACCAAAGACAAACCTTGCAAGATAATCATTGAAAGCGCGATAGTAATTAACGGCAATTTGCATTTCGCCTTGTTCACGACGATAACCCCAGTGATGCCCTAAGTACATTGCCCAGTTGAGCGAATAACGGTTTAGACGAGGACCGTGAACCTCAAATTCTTCGTCAGCAAGTTCTACAAGACCAAGAGGTGAAATAGAAATCGTAAGGTCAGATGACGCCGCTCTATAAGACGGTGGCGTGAAATCTAGAAATGACATTACTTCTTGCCTTTATCCTTTTCGGATTTTTTATTATCTTTTTTTACAGAACGTTTCTTTTCTTGTTCATGCTGTTGTTTCTTTATTGCCATTTTTTTACGACGGTCTGCTTCAGTTGTTTCTACGTATTGACCGCCTGCTTGTTGATACTTTTTAGCAACCCATGCACTTGCACCAGGATTAGGCCATGTTGAATACTTAGCCTTTGCCTGTGCAACAAACATTGCATACAGTTTTGGATTAGCGGGTTTTCTCACTGAACTCCTCCAGATAGCCTGTTCCCGCCCATACACTACCGTATGAGCGGGGTCAGGTTGCTAAATTAATTAGTCGTTTACGACTGTTGGTGCTGGGCGCTGTTGACGTCCACCTGAACGTACAACAGTCTCAATTGTCTGCTCTGCACGGTCTGTGTATGTGCCATGCGCAAACTCACCTAACATTGTAGGTGCTTCAATCCAAGCAGCGGAACCGACATGTGCACGCTCTGAAAGAGTTTCAGCGGCAGGCTTCTGCCATACAGGTGCATTACGATTTGGACGACCTGCTGCTACAGCGGAACCTTGTGCCATTCCCTTTTGGAAATCAGTTGGAACATCGGTATCTGTTGCAACGCCTTCTTCAAAGCGTAGTGGTCCACGGCGTACTGGGTTGTCGCTCATTTTGCGTTCGTAGACATTAGGTGCACGCTCTGGAAAGCGAGGTGCTGGTGAAATAGCCATTGGAGACTCCTTGTTTCTAGGTTTAGGTATACCTGGTAATAGTTTCCACCCTTTTTGATACTTTGTGTGGCTAACCAAAGAAAGGATTACTTGAAGCCACAACTTCTGGCATAACGAGGTCCTGAGTTAAGGAACAGGCTATAGCAAGGGAGTCTACAAAGTCATCGTGTGCGTAAGACTCATCAGGAGCGGCTACAAGGAAGTTAGGACCTTTGTACTGAACCTCTGCGTCAACCATCTGTTGATAGAACCGTTTCCATGTTCTTAGGCGCCTAGTTTTAGCATGGGCAGGCCAAGAAATCATTTTGCGTTGAAGTAGTGCTTGTAGGTGTTTCCAACGCTTCGACTGTTCTGATGGGCTAGATGTCAAGGACATAACCTCTGCTCTTGGTAAGAGTAACTTAAGTCGTTGTGCGACTGCATCACCTACACCGTTAGCATCAACACCAACAGCAAGTACGTCGTAGTTCTCAAGGAAGTTAACTATTTGATAGTACTGTTCTTCCCAATCATCTCCCTGCATCTCTAACCAATTGAGAATGCGATGGTCAAAGTATCCGAACTCATCAGGTCTATCCCAATCAACCCACACAATCGTAACAACTGTTGAGTCAGTCTTACGTGCAGGGTCAACTCCAACAACAACGGGAGTCTTGTGCCAAGACTTAACTAACTCTTGTGAAGTGTCACCTAGTTCGTCCATTATAGATGACGTAACAAACATTCCTCGTTCTAGCAACCATTTGCAATTATATGACATTTGAAATTCATCAGAGTCTTCTCCAATACGCAGCATTTCTTTACGAATAAACTTTTCATAATTTGGGTTGAATTTAGCAACGTCTTTCCAATCCCATTGAAAATGGTTTTGCCTTGCAGCGCGTCCTGTTTGTCGTCTACGGTTTAACTGTATAGCACGATAGAAGTTATTCTTACTTGTTGTTGGCGTTCCCGTTTTAACCATTGTTCCTGCATAGTAAGCCAACATAGGAGAGATGGATTTCGACACAACAAAGTCATCTGCTTCTTGACACTCATCAATGATTACAAGATGGAATGACTTAGACTCAATCTTTGCTCTTGGATTAGCGGTCATCATTGTGATAGTAGAACCAGATTTCTTTAAACGAATCTGACGTGTTACCCCGCCTACGCGTGCGGCTGTGTCGTCAATTTCTGGGTCATCCATGATTTCAACAGCACGCTCTGAACTTAAACGAGTAACAGTGCGACCAAAGAGAGTCTCAGCCTGTGCTTCGGTTGGTGCAAACAATCCAACCCAAATTCCATCTTTAAATTTTCCAAGAAGGTCTGGATACAACTTTGCAAGGCGTGGAAGAAGAATCATCATAGTAGCCACCGTGTCTGCAACCGTCTCTGACTTACCTGACTGACGCGATGCTAACGCTGTTATTTCTTCGCCGTCATTAATGATAACTGATTCCATAATGCGACGAGCAAGAGGCTTCTGATAAGGGTGTAGGTCATGCCCAACAAGTACTTTAAGAAACTCAAGCATCTTGTCAATGAGTTTGTCTACAAACTGTTGGGATAACTCATCAAGAGGTTCCTCTATATCTTCTTCAACAGGTTGTTCATCCTGAAGATAGAACTCAGGATTTATTTCTTCAAACTTATCTTCTTCCATATGCACCCATTAAACAGCGTGACCCACCTTTTGGGTGGGTCAACGCTAGACCTGTAGAGAGGCGAAGCGTAGAAATCATAGCACAGGGTTAGAGCGTCGTTTTAATTCTTTGGCAATTGCATGAAATGCTTCTGCACCCATAAGAACTTCATCGAGGTCAGCCTCGCTCTGTTGTCTCTGCCATACTGTTATGTGTTTCCCAATTATGAACATCGACTGTTCCATCCAAGTTATCAAGTCTGGGGTGGAAATCGTCGCTACCCGTTTCTCTATCCGAGTCTGGGGCTGGTGTCCATCCCGCTTCTTCCGTAAAATCATCGTAAGTTACATCCCGTCTTTCTAGCGCCGAATTAAGTGCGTCTTCTTCGTCTTTTATCCCTGTCCATCGTCCTAGTACTAGTGCTTTGTAATTAGGTAAGCGTACTATAAGTGGGTTAGCCGTTCTATATGGCTCTTCAATCTCTTGAGTCCAACCTCTGACTACAAACTTACCGTCCCATTTGTATGGGAACTTGGTTATCTGTACGAATAGTGGTCCAATATTGTGAGCCTTGGGCATTTATCTCTTTCTTGGTTTGTTTGCCTTTGGTGCTTTAGGAGTATTCCTTTTGGCAAGCCTATCGTACTGTTTTGCACCCTTCTGTAACTGCAGGGTTCTGGTGAGTTTGTAAAGAGCCGTGCGTGCGTATGATGGCAGACTGTTGACATTTGCTGCACCACGAGGTTTGTAGTCTAAGTACTTATAAATGTACTGTCCTTTAGAGACGCGTTTCTTAAAATCTTGCCATTCATTAGTGTTTACTTCATAGTAGTTGTAGTAAGTTCCATCACGAAATACCACAGTCAACACTGAACGATTACGGTCATATCCAGCCGCAACTGTGCGAGGACGGTCTGGGTTACTTGAAGAGGTTGGTACAAGAGAAAGAGGAGCAGGAGCATCGGACTCACCAAATTGCGGCCCTTTTTCACCAGGGATAACAACTTCACCAGTATCTAAGTCTTCATCGTAATATTTGCGACCAGCAGAACGGTCTACAAAGTTTCCTTGCGCGTCTACGTAGTAAACGTCTTCACCTAAAGTTGGAAATACTGCTTCACCAGCCTGATTACGGTATGCAACTTCATCAGGAGTTTGTGGGTTGTAGTAACGCATGGTGTCTGTTGCATTTAATAATGAGATTGTTTCAAAAAATTCGCCAGTAGATGCTGCTGTAGGAAGTGCAGCAAATGGACTTTGAAATCCGCCCTCTGTAGATAAAGCCTTCATCATTCCTGATGTTTGTTTTGGACCAAAGCCATATGGCTTTCCAATTGCACCAAGCAATTCTTGCGCAGAAGGGAGGGCAGCAGGACGTTTACCCGCTGCTCCTCCTCCTCTGATACGAGCCATTTAACTAGTTTATGCCCAAGGAGTAATAGTTACTGCTTGTCCTACTGCAATCGTTGCTCCACCAGCAGCAACAGACTGTGTCTTGATTGTTCCAGATACTGCAACTACAGAACCAGAAAGTCCTGATGCACCATAAGATGCTGTTGAAGTTCCTGTAACGTCAAACGCGTTTGCGTTTGGAACGTTAACAATCGTCCAAGTAGCATTGAACTCGGAGTCAAGACCAGATACTGTTACTTTTTGATTGATAGCATATCCGTGTGTTGATGCTGTAAAGCGGATAGTTGTTGAACCAGTCGAACGAGTTACGTCTGTGATTGTCTTTGTAGAGTTAGTTGCAGCAGATGCTGTAGTAACTGTAAGACCTGCGTCATCAAGAGTATCTACAGCGGTTGCTGTAACTACACCAATAACAGATGGGACGTTTACATATCCAACGCCTGCTCCATCATCGTTTGGTGTATAAAGTGGATAACCATTCCATCCTGCATAAGCAATGACATGGTCATTTAGAGTTGCGTCCAAGTCACCTTGAACTGCTTCGCTGCGTTCATCGTTTGGTTGCATTGGGAAATTTCCCCAAACTCTGTCAACGCAAACATTTCCTGCGGAATCAAGTAGATTCCCGTTGTTATTAACTGCCATTAGTTTTCTTCCTCACATGTGTGGTTGTCTAATTCAGTCTCAAAAAGCACTTCTTCGCAGTCGCGACATTTGAAGAAGCGTACTTCGTCTAGTGC